ATGATAATATACAAAAATAACCATGTAGTTTCCCTTTATGAAGGATTAAGAAGGGAGGTTGCATGGTTTTTGCGTTTAAAAAAAAGAAAATTAAAAGAAAAAACTTTTAAAGAATTGAAAGAAGAATATATTCTATATTTGCAGTTAAATAAAAGAAGTGTCTGGACTATTAAAACATATACAGAAAAATTTAATAGTTTCCTAAAATTTATTGGAAATGATTTTTTATGTGCAGATATTACAGAAAAGGTTATAGAAAATTATAAAAAGGAATTATTAAAAACAAATAGGGAAACAAGTGTAAATACACATTTAACTCATCTGAGAACTATTTTTAATTTTGCAAGTAAAAGAGGTTATATGCAAAATGTTAAAATAAATAAACTCGAATCACAAGAAAAAATTAAAAATGTTTATAGTAAAGAAGAGTTAGAAAGGTTATTGTTAGAAGAGCCACGAGAAACATTTATGCAGTATCAAGCTAGGGTAATTATAGCAACTTTCGTTTCAACAGGTTTAAGATTATCAGAATTAACATCTCTACAGATAAGAGATGTAGATTTTCATAATTCTGTTATTTATAGCAGACATACAAAAACAAAAAAATCAAGAATATTACCTATATCTACAAGTTTAAGAAGTATGTTGGTCGAATGGATTAGCTATAGACAGGCAGAAAATGAAAAGGATGGTTTATTCTGTAACAGTTATGGGAAAACACTTAAACAGGCAACACTTAGAACACTTATGTATAGATATTTTGATCATAAAAATGTAAAAAGTGGTGGCATACATCAGTTTAGAAGAACATTTATAACTTATGCAGTGCAACAAGGGGTAGACATAATATCTTTAAGTAGAATCACAGGTCATCAAAATTTAAAAATACTAAATAAATACTATGTTAACAGTACGGAAAGAGTTAAGAATTTAGCGGATACAGTTAGTCCGCTAGAAAAATTAGATGTACTAGAGCATAAAAAGAAAAGAATAAAAAAATAAAGGTAGTTACCGCTACCTTTTAGATAAAACTTATAATGTTTTACAACTGAATATTATTAAATACTCAACTTTGATTTAATTCTATCAAAAAAAATAGGAATTATCAAGGGTGTATTTCCTATACCCATTTTTAAGGTATATGTGAAGTGTTTAAGCACTCTAGCACTTTAAAATATAGAGTAGGTGTTGTGAGCCGATGCGATAAATAAACTCGGACTTGTACTATTTCTGCTATTGTAGGACAAGCCCGTCAGAAGGGTGTGTATGACCTTTTAAAACATTATACAGGAAGGTAAACTGGTTACATTGTAACGGGATTATGTGGATTGTTAGGGCAGTTTTTAACAGAATGAAGCATAATACAATAGTAGTATAAAAGAAACTTCAGAACGACCGACAGAGCATATTTTTTTATATGCTTTTTTATTTTTCCCCTTCTGCTTAGGGGAAACCATATCATTTCTTAGAACTCTCTCCAAAGCATATAAGACGTAACACGAAAGTCAAGTGTGTAATCAAAAAATTCTATAACAATTTTTAATGATATATTAGGAAAAGAAAGCGATAGGAATGTTTTTTATAAAGATAGAATTAGAAATGAAAAAGATTTTGAAAGTAAGGTTTAATATATAACATATACAAAGAACTAAAATATAAGAATTAATTAAATTAATACTAAATTAACGTTCACCTACGAAGGGCATTGTTAGTTTTCCTTATCTTTTACTCGACTTCGGAATTAATACCGAGGTCGATCTGTTTTTAGGTTCAGTAGGTAATGTAAATCCTATGAAAATGGCTAAATGCATTAAAGAGCTAGAAAGAATTTACGGAATTAGACAAGGTAGTGCAGGAAAAGTATCGATTTTAGATGGAAATAATTTCGTTCCAAATAAATCACGAGAGGATTTAGGAAAACAAATAGGAATAGATCAAAGACATACATTGTTATTTGAAAAAATATATAAGTCTGAAATATAATTTATGGAATACTACACAAACAATTCATGTATTTACTCTGGTTTCATAGTGACCTAAAAGTTTATAGTATATTATAATAAACATAGTATTTTTAGAAATATATAAATTTTAATATTAGTAGGTGCAAAGATGATAGATTTTAATAATTTTAATGATTTTGAAACTTATGAAATAAATGTACAGCCAAGTAATAAATTATTTAAAGAGTTAGGTAATACTACATATAATTTTATTGATATAATATCTGAATTAATTGATAATTCGATTTCTTCTAGAGTAAAAGGTAAGTTGTTAAATGTAGGTATCGAAATAGGTATTTGTAATAATAAAAATAAATATTCTTATATTGTAATTAAAGATGATGCTAAGGGAATCGAAAAAAAGTTATTAGGCAAAGCAATTTCACCAGCAGAGCGTGTTGGTAAAAGTAATCTTAATGAACATGGTTTAGGAATGAAACAAGCTATAGCAGCATTAGGAAATTTAAAATATATTGCTACAAAAACAGAGAATGATGAAAAAACAATAATTGTAGAGGAGCTAAAGTTTGGAAAAATAACTTCTAAATTAGTTAATATAAATTGGGAACATGGTACAGAAATTTGTATTGATAATATAAAAGAAATAGTACCTAGAAACTCTGTTGGATATACTAAAGGTGTGATAAAATACCTTGGAGCTAGATATAGAAGGTATTTAAAACTAGAAAAGCCAAAAATGAAATTAACAATGAAATTATTACATGTTGATGAAGATAATGGCATGCCTACTAAACTTAAAGAATGGAATATTGAAGAGGTAAAACCTATATATTTTCATCCATATAAAATAAAAAATGAACCAGTCCTTAAAAAAGAAAAATTAAAAGGGATAAATTGGGAAGCAGAATTTACATTTGGATATGCACCTAAAGATGAAGAGTATTTAGAAATGGAATTAGAAATACCCAAAAATTATGAACCATATACAGTGTCCCAAAGCAAGCAGGGCTTTGATATAATTATAAACGATAGAATAATTAATTTTCATCAGTTGAGTGAATTAGGATTAGTTAGTAGACATAGTAAATATAATTATATCAGAGGTGAAATAGACTTGAAAAAAGGATTTACTACAGCTACAACTAAGAATTATATAATTTATGATTCAAATTTTAGAGAATTAATTGAAAAAATACATAAGATATTATTGGATGGAAAGTATTTAGAAAAGAGAACTTATTATGATGAATTACCTGAGAATCTTTTAAGGGACAGGTTAGCATATCATTTTAAACATAGAACAATAAATCCAATAAAGGATGTTAAAACAGAGTATACTGTGGAAGGATTAGGTGGACATATTGATATTTTAGCACAAAAGGAAGCGTGGGAATTAAAAATAGTTCCTGTAAATGGGTTAGATGTATATCAGTTATTTGCATATATGGATATGGGAAATATTGAAAAGGGGTACATGCTTGCATTTGAATTTAAACCTGGAGCTGAGGCAGCAAGGGATTTTATTAATAAAAAGCACAATAAGTTAATAACATTTGTAAACTTTAATGAGTTTCCTATTAATCAACCTCCCAATGAAGAAGAAATAAAAAAATATTGCAATAAAAGGTAGCAAGATTGTATTAATCTGCTACCTTTTTTTTACTATTTCTAATATATCTTGTATATCACATTCAAGAGTATCACATATCTTTTCTAGCGTTTCTAGTTTTATTTGCTTACTTTCATTTTTATATATTTTACCTAATGTGTTATTATCAATTCCGGTTTTTTTAGACAACCAATATTTGGTTTTGCCTTTTTGTTCTAACAATTTATCTAAATTAAAAATAACCATATCATAACCTCCGATATTATTATGTTTGTTACAAACTATTATACTATAAACTATTATAGTTGTTAATAGGATATTGTTTACAATTTGTTAACATTTTATTAAGCTTATGTGATTGACAACTATTATAGTAGCTACTATAATATAAAGTGTGAGGTAAATAAAACTAATATAGTTTTTATATAACATATAAGTTAATTTTATTGAGATGGAGAGGGAGAATGAAAGAGTTAACATTAAAAGATTTACAAAAGTTAGATACTATTGAAGTTACAAATAAACAGCTAGAAAAAGAAATAACACGTTGGTGTGAGTTAAATAAGAGCAAAATAAATTCTAACAAAGATATGTTAATGCATATATTTGATGAAGGAATTATTAAAATTAAGGATATTGTTTCTTATAAAAAATCAGATAGTTATATTCATTTTAAAATAATTTATACAGAGAAGATAAAAACCGTTCAATTAAACGAATATTATTTGAATGAATCTAAAAATTTAATTTATATTTCAACATATATTCCGCATCTAAGTATGGAAAAACATATAGAATCATTTGTAAGTCAAAAACCTGTAGTATTTAACAGGGAAATCTATATTAATAAGTTGCTAGGAAATATTGATGATGATGATGTGAAAAAAGATGTACAGAATAATTTAAATTTATATTATTCTATTCTATTTTATTTACAACTTAATCAAGAAACAATCATTAGACAAGCTAGAACCCACACTAAAAAAATTCAAGCTAAAAAGGACAAGCGTAAAGGTAAAAAGCCAAGGGTTAAATTAATAAGACAAAATATTATTAAACTTAATACAGATCATATACAACTTACAGAAGAAGAAAGAATGCATTACGACCGTCATACATTTGGATGGACAGTTAGAGGACATTGGAGAGAATATAAAAGTGGTAAAAAAGTTTGGATTAAACCACAGGTTAGAGGGGACAAATCTAAAATAGAAGGTAAAATTTATGAAGTATAAAAATAAATAGGAGGAATATAAAATGATAGACATATTACAAAAAAAGGAAGAAAAATCAAAACGATTGGTAACAAAATTAAAAGAACTAGGACAAACTCAGGAAGGAATAACAATATATAATGTGGATACAGATGTATTTATACAATTACAAAATTTTAATGTAGAAGAAACAGAGAACAACATTTATTTAACTGGACAAGCTTTCTATAGTGATACTGCTATGAGCGATATAGGAATAGACTGTATACCTATAAAAGAGTATACCCTAACTATAACTAAAATTGGACTACTAGACTGGAGAAAAGAAAATTGTGGAGAATTAATTTTAGAATATTTAGATAGAGAAGTTATGGTAGAATGTGATGATGAGGTTCTTTGGAGAGAAGAAGATGAAGAGCATTCTAAAATGGAAAGTTTGGCTAAAGTAGAAATGTATCAAAGAGGGGGTTTAGATTATTGTGAACTAACAGACCAAGAACAGGAAGAGGTATATAGACAATACTATACAGATTTATATAAAAATCAAGGAAATACAAATAATCCTAATTTTTATTAAGAATTAGGAACATATTGTAAACTATTTAATTATTTCAACAAAATACACTAAAATATAACCGGATTTCCAATTAGAGGTTATATTAAAAAGATGTTATAATTAAAAGTACAGCTTTAAAACTAAAGACTTACAAAGGGGACAAGTCTTTAGTTTGTTCCCTAGCATCTTCTTTGTATTTTGGTTGTGTTATTATTTATTTTACCAAATAATGTCTGAAAATTTTAGCTTAACGCACATTAAGCTAAATTATTATGTTTACCTGTATTATATCAGATTACTGTTTTCACTTCAAGAGGTTTTGGTTAATTAAATCAATAATTTTATTAAAATTTTAGGAGGGATAATTATGAGAATTGAAAAACTAAGAGAAGAATTTAAAAAAGAAATGTACAAGGTTAAAAATGGCGAAGAAATTACAGGAAAATTTGAGTTACTAAGGAAAGAATTAAGAGATGCAGAAATAAAAGAATATGGACAAGCAAGTAAAGAGGAAATACCTCTTTAAAAAATAACTACAAATATAAATTAAAAATATGAAAGGTGGAAATTAAACATGGCAAAGAAAGCTTTATACAAGGAACAAAATTTTAGAGGAGATTACAGTAACATATTTTCAAAAACAATGAATTTTATTGGAATTAATTGTTTTTCAGATATAGGAAAGTGTGAAAAAATCCTTATAAATGATTATGAAGTTAATATAGGTAATTATTTTGATGAATTAGAAAAGGATATTAAGAAGTATTTAATACAAAATAAATTATTTATAAGTGGAGTTAAGGTGGAAGAAGATGCAATAATAATTACTGCTACTACAGATATATATGATTTGTTATTCGTTCCAGAAATCGAAGAAGAGCCTACAAATGAACAAAAAGAAGAAATAAAAAGAGAACAAGCTATAGAGGATTATGAAAATTGGAAAAAAGAACATGAAAAACCTTGTCCTAAATGTGGAAGTGTAGCTACAAATTTAGCACCAAATGGGGCAGGTGTAGCAGAAGAAACATATTGGCATTGTGAAAAATGTGGATGGGAAGAATAAAACATAAATAAAGGACATTAGGGGTTATTCCCCTTTTGTCTAATTATACATTTAAGGGGGATATCAGTATGAATTTTGAAAAAGATTTAAGGGAACAGATAATTCAATTATTAAAAGAAGATAAAGTCAAATTCAATAAACAAGATTCAACTAATAGATTATTAATAAGTTATTTAAATGCATTAAATAGAAGAATACTAGTTAAAAAAAGAAAAGTGTTCATGTCTGATAATATTAAAAAGATAATTGAGGGTAACAAGTTACATAAAAAATATATAGAGGCTTTATTAAAATTTAAAAGTAATTTTGAGAATGGAATAGATATGAATGGACACTTAAGTGCAAATATATATTATTCTGATCTATCTGTAAAAAATAGAGAAAAATCTTTTTATAGAAAATCAAGGGATTATTTACTAGATGATTGGGGTATTTATCATCTTCATTTAAGAGATAAAGATGCAAATAATGAAAAGGAAATGCATAGTAATAAAAATGATAAAGAAAAAGGCAATAGATCAGAATACTTATTATTTGTAAAAATAACTAGTACAGATATATATTTTATAGATATATTAAATCATAATGAAAAAAATGTGTTTGCAAAGCAAGAACTATTAGAAACATTAGATAGGAATTGGCATTTCCTTTTAAAAAAATATATGTTGCCTGATGTAATATCTGTTAGTGATAAATTGACAGATAAAGAAATTCATCAAGCAAGACAAAGTGGTTCATTAATAGTTTATCAAATTAATGATAAGGCATACGCATGTATAGGTGGAGGATTAACAACTGCTGGAACAAATATTATGCATACAAGGAGAACTGACAATATTTTAGAGGATATGTATTTTATTGAAGAATATTTTAGAAACAATTATACAAGTATAAAAAATGAAGTTGCAGATATAGCAGGAATAAAATGTTTTAATAAAGATTTGGAATTTAAATTCTTTTTAGATGCAAAAGGATATGTAGTTAAAGAAGTTAATACTAATTATGCAGTACTATACTTTTATGAAGAAGATTATTTAAAAAAACGAGTTGGAATAATAAAAGACAAATATTAAATGATATAAATAAATTTTTTAAAAAGTAGATAAGCAGGATGGAAAGAGATTAATCGTAAATGAGATATAGGATATTCGGGCAATCCTGCCCTTCATATCCCGTTTCTTGAAATGAAAAAATCGATTATGAAAGGAAAGTGATTAATAATGAAACAAATTAAAGTATTAAAAATTAATCAATCAAATATCAATAATGAAAATGAAGTTATTAACTTACAAGATGATAATATAGTAAAAATAGGAACATATAATTTTTTAATAAAATTATTTGAAAATTATAGAGATAAGGAATTTGAAGATGGTGAACAAGTTACAGGATTTATAAAATTAACATTACCAAATAATGAAGAAGAGGCGAAAGAGCAATGGTTTAATGGAGTAAAATGGGAAAATAAATTATATAAAGCATGGTTTTCTACAGTAAATGGGATGAAACAAGAGGATAAGCATTCTAAAAGTATATGTGAGGTTATATTTATAAATGAGGAAGCAGTAGATTTTAAATCATACTTTGAAAACATAATTTCTTTAGGAAAATTCTCTAAAATAGATAAAACTAATGATATGTATGTAAATAAAAAGATATTAAGTAGATTTTCTTTAGCTACATCTGATTTAATAACAGAAATAAATATGCCTAATATAATTATATTACCATCACATAAAATAGTTTGGAAACGTACATACAAAACAGTAGAGCCAAAAGATGCTACATATACAACTAAAAGTGGGAAAGAAAAGCCATGTGTAGATTATGATTTAGTAGATTATGAATTTGATACAGATAAAAGGGATGACAATGGTAATCCTATAGATGTATTAAATGTATTTGATGGGGGAGGAGTAGCTACTCCAAAGGTTATGGACAATATAGGGAAAACTTTAAAAAGAAATGATATTGATTTTGCAATAATTCGTGGATATGGAATCGGTATAAAAGGTATGGTAACTAGATTTAATATTATAGATTATTTAGATGTGATGTATTCCAAAATAGGAGATACAGATTACTATAGAAAAGTTGATAGTCATTATGAGTTATTAGATATGTATGGAGACTGGCGGGAAGTTACTGATAATACTTTATTACTAAATGAAAGTATAGTTAAATTAGCTGACTTATTTAATAATATGGATGAATATACTAATTTATTAGACCAATGTAATTGTGAAAAACACATAAATATATATAATCTTTTAAATAAATTATACATAACTAAAGTTAATAAAAAAAATGAAGAACTAGAGCAATATAGAAGAATGAACTATCAAATTATGAATGCTTTAGCTTTAACTCAAAAAGAGTATAAAATTTTAGCAAAACAAGATTTAAAATTATATAAAAAAATATTAAAGCCATATGAAAAAGATACACATGAAAATGAATTTAAAATAAATGTAGATTACATAAACTTATTTTATAATCAATGTTGTGATACGGAAGATGAAGTAGAAGACTTAAAAGAGATTACTAATGTAGTAGATAAAAGCAATGTACTTATAAATATAAATCAAGGAAATGTAAAATTATCTTATGTTAAAAAGAACTTAGCAAAACTTATAGAAAAGAAAATAAGGGATATGGCTCAAGGCAAAATAACTTTAAAAGCAACTTATAATTATATAGCTGTAGATCCAATTACATATATGAATTTTGCAATGACAAGAGAATTAGGCGACAACGGATTAAATAAAGATGAGTTTTATTGTAGGGGAATTCAAGATGGAGAAACTAGGACAATATTTAGAAATCCATTAATGGCTTATTCAGAGGTACATAATGTTCGATTTAAAAGAAATAACTTTTTAGATAACTGGTTATGTAAATCAGAAGAGATTGTTTACTTTAATGATAAGTCAGATATTTTGAGTCTTATGGGGTCGGCTGACAAGGATGGTGACAGCTGTACTATGATAAATAATGAAATAGTTAAAAATGCAGTTATAGAGCCTAAGGATGGAAAATATTTCTGTTTTACCGCAGATGGGGATAAAGTTCCTTGTAAATTTGATGATGAAGGTAGATTTTTAGCTACATATAAACCAGCAGGGAATTTAATAGGACAAGTAGCTATTATGGGAGCAAGTGTTAATAATAATAGTCAAAGAGTCCCTATATTTTATAATAGTAAAAACAAAGAATTTTATAATTATAATTATATAAAAGAAGAAATAATAAAAAATAAACGAGTTAATATAGAAGATAAAAAGGAAGAAGAACAATATAAGATAATTAAGGATTATATAGAAAATGAAATAATTAATAAAAATAAAGAATTACAATACAGCAATAGTATAGAGAATAAAATATTAAGAGAAAAAATTAAAGAAAATTTCTATAAGAATGAAAAAGATATATATTCTTTATTATATGTATCTTCTTTAGTTATAGACAGCCCGAAAACAATGAATACAATAGATGTAAACCAATATACTAAGCTTATAAAAAATAAATATCCTCAAAAAGCAAACTTTCTACAATATGCTAAAAGATTAGAAGATGTAAAAGAAAAAGATTATGCAAGTATTAAAAATTCTACATTAGATAAATTTGGGCAAAAAGTACAAAAAGAATTACTAGATAAAATTGCAAAAGGTAAAAAAGATTTTTCTGATAGAGGTAAAGAATTGCAAGAACAGTTAAAAAATGATAAATGGACTAAAGAAAATTATGAAAAAGCTATGGATGAAGTGTCTAAAATGTATGATTCTTATAAATCAGGAGTTGATAAAGTACAATTAGAGAAAATAAGAGGTAAGAATAAGATAAATAGTAAATTAGCAGAGCATCACAAATTATATGATGATTTTGTTAAGGATAAATGGACAAATCTTATATGGAAGAAAGACCATGAAAAAATCAAAGAAGAATTTAATGAAAATTATAAGAAATATAAAAAAGAATTAAATAAAATTGATGCAGAATTTTTATTAAAAGCCAATGAAATAATAGCTAATAATGATATTTATAGTATTGCTATGGTTCTATCTGACTTAGAAAAAATAAGTGAAAGATTTATAATTAACTTTTTTATGAGTGCTTTAATTGCTGTAGATAGAATAACTCCAAGCATTAAGTATTATTATGTTAAAAATAATAAAGGTAATATTGAATATATGTATGAAATTTATAAGAAAGTTGAGAAAAAGGTAAATTTATCAGATTCAGTTATAGAAAAATTATCTACAAATGACTTAGTTAGATATAAGTTAGCAGCAGAAGTTAGATTTAGAAATGAGGATACACAATTAATAGAAGATATCAAAAATGGATTAGATGAAAAAGGATATTATGATTTGAATATAACTAATTTAGAAGTCTTTCCAGAATTTAAGAAAATAGTAGAAGATAAAAAAACGGTAAGAATTAAAGGGTTTATGCTAAAGAAAAATGGTACAAAGTCTATAAATAAAAAGAGTTTTGGAGTATGTATAGAGATATAGGGTGTTTGGGGTTCTACCCCTTCACACCACATTTTCTGAAAACTCAATTATGAGAGGATGCTTAATCATGGAATATTATAATATAGAAAAGAAATATTTAGCTTTGTCATTAAGCTATTTGGGATTTAAATTTTATACATTTGATAAGGAAGATGGAACGAAAATATATTCTTTTGAAGATACAGAAAAATTTAGGATAGCTTTAACAGAGCTAACAAAATTAAAAAATAAATTAAAGTAAAAATTACAAACGGACTTAATTAAGATTATGGAGTTAACAAATTGAGATAGGAAAGGTGGATTATAATAATGAAAGAATATTATGAAATTAGAAAAAAATATCTTGCAGAAGGACTAGCTTTTTTAGGTTATAGATATTTTAAAGAAGGATTTGGTAAAGATACAATTTATAAATTTAAAAATACAAAGGAATTTAATATGGCCTTAAATGAATTAATGAAATTAAAAGATAGAGTAGGAAAATATTTAGAGTAATTATTTAATTAAAACCGAGTATGGAAGTGGGGAAGCCGAGTATGGAAATTGAAAGTTTAAAAAATGAATGGTTAAAAGATAAAAATAAAGAATTTAAATATAAAGAGTTATGTGGAATATTAAATTTAAAAGAAAAAGGAAGAGGTAAATCAAGAACATTACAATTAAAAGATTGGAAAAGATATTTTAATTTTTATAAGCCTAACCCAAAAGGACAAAAATATATTATTAAAGAATTTTATACAGGAGTAAAGCCAAAAATTAATAATAGAGGTAAAAGCGAAGGGAGTAGAGGACACAACAATACATATGCACAATATATAGATCCAATATTGATTAATTATTTTGCTAAGATATTAGAATATAGACAAGAAAATGATTTAGATTTAATTATTTATGAAACTACAAATATGTTAGCAGAAAGAACAGGATTTGTTAATTGTAATTATAGAATAGCAAATATACATAAAGATAAATTTTTACATTATATTAATAGTAGAGAAAAAGAAAAAATAGACAAAACGATAATATATGATGTGTTCGGATATTTAAGAGGAATTATTAAACCTGCGATAAGAGCATCTTTAAGCAGATTAATGAAAGAAAATTATATAGACTTTATAGAAACATATATGATTTATAAAGATTATGAAACAAGATGCTCTACATATGAAGAACTAAAATTAATAAGAAAAATAGAAAAAGAAGTTCTGAAGGAATTGAAGATTAAAAAAAATAAATTAAATTATAATGATAAATTAAAAAGTAAATATTATAACTTAGTGGATAAAAGAATTAAAGAAAAAATTGAATGTGATGGAATTTATGTTGGATTTAAAATAAAGTTATTAGAAAATCTAAAAAAAAATACTATAGATTATATAAAAAAATATAGAAAACAATTAAATGAAATTGTAATAGAAAAAACTAAAAATAAGATGAATGAGATTAAAAATAAAATTGAAGAAGAGCATGGAGATTTTTGGGGAAGTATTAAGCCAAGTCTGCCAGCTTGGATTAAAGCAAGATTAAATTGTAATTATATAAATAATGTAGAATGTATAATAGATTATATTTTAAATTTACATAAAAGCAATATAACAGAAAAAATAGAAAAGGTAATTTTACCATGGGAAAAAAGTAAAAAAGAAAATATAGAATTAGCAAAAGAATGGTTAGAGTTAGGATATATAAATAAAGAGGATATAGAGATTCCTTATTAATTTTTAAGATTTAAAGCGTTCACCTTTCAAAGTTTCATATATAATATAATTCATCCTTAATATTTATAATATATAAGAGTTTGAAAAGTGAACGCTTTAGAAAAGTATAAAAAGATAAATAACTATAAATACGTTCGTTGAAAGTTCGGGGGTGTGGGGTGTAAAACTTGCGAACGTGTGAATTTAATTAGATATTTAGGGATAGTAGGTAAGGTACGAACCGTACTATCCATTAATAGATCATTAAAGAGAAGGGTTCAAGTTTTCAAGTCCCCACTATAATTTAATATAAAATAAAGAGTAGATAACTGATAATTATACAGTAAATTCTACTCTTTTTTATTGTTGGTTATTATATGGGACAACGGACTTCCAGTCCTTATGTCCTCGTCTTGTGGAAGGATACAGAAGATATCTTGTTCAAAATAATAATAAAATGGAGGATGATAATATGATAATGTTAGAAAAAGTTTACAAAGAAATAAAAAGAAAGAAAGGTTTACAAACAAACACAACATTAACAGAAGATATGATTAATAGTATGAAATTATTAGAGGATTCATTAAAAAAAATAAATGAGGAATGTAATATGAGTATAGAAAATAAACTTGAACAATTAAATGATTATATAATAGAAAACTTAAATATGGAATTAATGGATAATAAGATTACAGAAGTATCTAAAACAATCTAAGGTTGGGAAAAAGTTATAAAAAGTGAAGAGTTTAGAGATGATAATATTGAAAGTAATTTAGAAATAATTGAAGAATTAAAAAAACATAAAGGTTATGATTGTGTATATTCTATTAACCACGAACATGGTGGATGTTGGGGACAAGGATATATAATCATAGATGAAAAATTAAATTATGTAGACTTTGTTAGGACTATCTAAATTTGAATAGTTCTTTTTTTATGTAAAAATATATAGTGGAGACACTTAAAAGAGCTAAGGAGGAGTTTATGATGGACAAATTAACTAAAGCAGAAATTAGAAAGAATTTGAAAATAATTGAAGAAGAATTAAATAACAGAGAAGAATGGGAATTAGAGAATGTTTATGTAAAATATAGATTGTTTTTAAATAGAGAGGGTAATTTAAATTTTGTTATTTTGGGTGATGTAGAAGATGATAAATATGAAAATTATACAATAAAATTAGAGGATTATGATGTGAAAACTATTCTTAAATCAATGATAAATTACATATATGAAAATGAGATTAATTATAGAAACAATTATATAAGAAAGACTAAGAGTTTTAACAATAGAAAAATTAAATCATTGGTTCTATGGACAGAAAGAAATAAGCAAGATAGAGTTCAAAAAATTAATGAAGAAATGGTTGAAAGATATAAAACAACTAAGATGATGGAAAATAGAGTTGTAGAATATAAAGATTACATAAGAGATTTATATAGTTGTTTAAGTGTTTTGTGTGCAAATTGGAAGACACAAGATATTAAGAGCTATGTGTTTAATAAATTAAAAGAAAGTGGATTTACAGATTTTTCTATGACAATGATAGATTCTAATACAATTAATACAACAAAATATAATGATAAAGATGAAGTTATAAAAAGTTTTAATATTGTTATAGAGCCATATTCAAATAAAAATATAATTTTAAATATGGTTAGGAATATGTTAAAAGAAGCAGCTTAATAATTACATATAAAAAACGAAGGTGACTTCGTAAGTGAAAACCCACCAATGACAACATTAAGCCTTTATACTTACTATCAATATAGTTGTCTATTGATAGAGAATAAGTATATTGTTAGAGGTTTGTGGGTACGCCCTTTTGTAGTAAAAATTTTATACATATAAGTGAAAGAGATATAGGAAAAAATCTATATCTTTTTTTGATTTTCGATACGATTTTGAAAAAGCGGATTAATAATCAATTAGAAAATAAATTTATATTAAGTAAAGGAGTAGATATAGCTATGAAAATGAAAGTAATAGGAATATACGGAATTGAAGATGTAGAAACAGGAAATATATATGTGGGACAGAGTACAGATATAGGCAAAAGATGGAGCAATCACGATAGTTTTTTGAAGGCTGGAAAACATAAATATAAGAAATTACAAGAAGCTTACAATTTAGATTGTAAAAGAATTAAATATACGATATTAGAAGAATGTTCAAGAGAAAAATTGCAAGAAAGAGAAGAGTTTTGGATGGAATATGTAAAAAAAATAGATGGCTGGACATTGATTAATAAACAGCCTTATGGTGGAGTTAATAAAAAAGTTACGGATACAAGTAATATGAAAAAAGCTCAACAAGGTATTAATAATGGCAATTGTAAGTATGATATTGAAATAATAATAGAAATTAAAGAAATGATTAATATGGGATTAAATAATACAGAGATAAGTAAAAGAACTGGTATTAATAGGAATTATATTAGTCAAATACGAACAGGACAAAAGTGGAGTTGTATAAATATATTACCAATATAAAATATATGATTGAGCTGTAGATTTAAAAAAAATTCTACAGCTATTTTATTTAATTAATGAAAGGGGAAATCCATATGGAAGAAAGAAATGAAATAGCCTTAATTAATAGGGGAAAGATTAGTTGGCTTTATTGTCATGATATATTTGAAAAAAGAATTGATCTAATAAATAGACATGGTCAAGATTTGTTTGCATTTATATTTGAAAATAATGAGAGACTACATGAATTATTATTAGAATTTGATAAGCATACAGATTTGAAAAAGTATAACAACTGTTTCAAACACATCGCTCTAGCTATAAAGAAGAAGAAAATGGAGGAAATATAGATGGTAATTAAAGATACTGTTAAAGATAATATACTCATAAACGGAAGAATAGGAGAACTTGAATATGATTTGTTTGAAAAAGATATAGACAACTTAATTGAAAAATATGGGAGTGTATTTATAACTAGAGAATTGATTGAAAAGACTCGTAAAGGTATGGGTTTAGAACAGGTAGTTAAAGAGTTGAATAATTAGTGTTGGAGGAGATAAGTATGTTATTTAAAAAATTTAATGATAATGAATTAAAAAAAATAAAAATGGCTTGTAAAGAATTACAAGAAACTGTAAAAAGAATACAAGGAGAAAAAAGTAATAAAGAATGTGAGGAAAAAATATTAGAAGAACAAAAAAGAAAAGATATGGATTTAAAAGAATTATTAGAGGAAGCACAGAAGGTTTATAATGTAAGTAATATAGAATTTCAGTATTTACTTAAGACATATATAGATAATATAGAAGATAATAGAAAAATATTAAATTTGAAATGTGATGAAGTTATATCTGAATGTAGAAAATATAGGGAAAAATTATAAATATTGAAGGAAATTTTGTTTAAATGTAGAATATTGGATGTTATAGAGCATAATTGTAAATATTTTATGATTTGGAGGAGTTATTATGGACAAAGAAGAATTTAGAAATTTTTTAAAAAACAATCACATCAGATATAAAGAAGAGGATTTTGATAAAATTTATGATACTATACTAACATTTGATAAACTAGATGAAAATTCACAGACGATAATATTAGAAGAAATGAAAAGACTCAAAAATAAATAATTTAAAGTTAAGAGTACTTATTAATTAAAATACTTTTTATATTACGAATTATTATAATTTTATATAAAATATGATATAGGGAGATGGGAATATGAATGAATGGTCAGAAAGAGTAAGAAAAATTATTAATGGACATAATAAAAGAAAAAATGATATAGAAAATATATTTAAAAGTTTAATAGATATAAAAATTCTTAATGTTCCTTGTGATTACAGATTAATAGATGGAAATACATTGGTATGGGACATAAAAATAGGATTAAAAAACTTTACTTTAACAAACGAAGAAATATTAAAAGGGCAAGAAATATATTATACTAGTGAAAGTGGTTTTGAAGAACTTTCAGAAGATAAAAAAGATTTAAAAGAAACAATTAAAGAATTAATTATAAAAAAAATAAAATAAATTTATTTTAAGAGTATCTGAAAAGGTACTCTCTTATTTTATATGTTTATACTATAATAATATATAAAATATAGAATTTGGGGGAACTGTTATAGGACTGTTTAGCAATAAATAAAATAAAAAAAATGGATGAATATTTAAGTGACAAATTATTAAAAATAAGTGCTGTATTTAGTACAGAAAATTTAGAATGTTTAAAAATGAAACAAAATGATATATTAATAAAACAGAATTGGTTAATTATTAAAAATTAAATGAATTATTAAACATATAAACACTCTTGATTGAGCGTTTATATTTTTGTTTTTGTATAGTGTAAAGTGAAAATGCTTGACAGGGAAATGAGAAATGAGGTGATAAAATGCTAGATGAAGCTAAAATAAATTGTATTGAATATCTTGTTGCAGGTGTTGAAAAAACCGAGATTGCAAAGTTAATTGGTAAGAGCAGACAGGCGATATATGATTGGATTAATAAGGATGAAGAATTTAAGGGGGAGCTTGCCAAACGATTACAAGAACGTAAAACTGAAGTAGTAAGAAAAATAAATAATAAATTACCACAAGCACTGGATAAAGTTTGGTATTTAATCGAAAATGCTCAATCTGAAAAGGTAAAATCTGATTTATTAAAGTATTGGATTGATAGGGAGCTAGGGACTCCTACAAGTAAAGTTGCTGACGTTACGGACAAAGAAGATAAGAAAGATGATTTTGTTAATTTGGATAATATAGTTAAGAATATAAAAGAAAATAATATAATAGAATTAGATAAAAAGAAAGCCAAATAAGATGATATAGAATTAATCTGTATATACCATGATACGATGAAATGAGTGTATAAGTATACAATTAATCATGCATATCAGTGTATAATGCGTATAAAAATGTAATGCATAAATATATGTAATTACATGAAGTAGTAAAGAATGGCTTAACATCAATGGTTATATAGGATTAATATAATTTTTAATAACGTCGTGAAAAAAATCTTTAGCGAAGTTGTTTTGATGTAGCATGATAAAGTTTATGTATGTAAAATAATAAGATTTTAGATAGAAGGTAGATAAAATAATCTATCTTTTTTTGTGTGCTTAAATAGACGGGTGGGTTCTAAAATTAAGAATGAGAAAGCGTCGTTGTTAAGCTACATAAAATTTTATTATATTTTTTAACTTCAAGTGTAATAGGAGGTGGTAAAAATAGTTTATTACGACAATAAAGAATTCATACAAGCAGAATATAACACTTATATATTATATAAATACTTATTTAAGCACTATAGTGAAGATATTGCTATTAAAATAATGAAACAAAATCAAGATAAACTAGGTGATATTGCTATAGCTTTAGGTGAAAAAGATATAGCATTTTTCTGTTTATATTTTTTACAAGATATATTTGTAGTCAAGGATACAAATGAAGCAAGAAATTTATCTAAAGATCATTACCACCTTTGGGATATTGCAAATAATACCTTTATAAATGATAAATATGATAAAGTAAATATAATTTGTCCTCGTGGTTTTGCTAAAACTACTATATTTGATTTAGCTGTTTCTATTTGGTTAATATGCTATAAAAAATCTAAGTTTACTTTAATAGGAGCTAAAAAAGACGATGACGCTACACAGTTTGTGGACTCTATTAAAAAAGTATTCAAAGAAAATGAATTTATTATAGATAACTTTGGACAACTTATAAATAATAAAAAATACAAAGTAAATGCTAATGAAATAGAATTTATAAATGGAATGTACATAAGAGCAGTAGGTTCTAGTAGTTCTGTAAGAGGTGCTAATTTTAAGGGAATAAGACCAACGACAGTTATAGCTGATGACTACCAAGACGAAAAAGACATATTAACAGAAGATGCTAGAGAAAAGAAATATAATAGGTGGACTAAAGAAATAGAACAAGTAGGAGATAAAGCTGTTTATCGTAAAGGTAAAAAAATAAAATCTGCTACTAAAATAATAAGTATTGGAACAGTTTTACATAAAGATTGTTTAATGAGTAAACTTAGTAAAAATAATGATTATTATACAGTATTAAAAAGAGCAATTATATTAGAAGAAGAACAAACAGTGGAAGATATATTTGAATCATCTCTATGGATCGAATGTAAGAAAATCTATTTTAATGATAAGATTGATAATCCTAAAGAAGAAGCTAAACAATTTTATGAAGAACATTTTGAAGAAATGAATTTCCCTGTACTTTGGGAAGAAAAATGGGATTGTTTTAATGATTTAGCCATTCCATATTGGGAAAATAGAATTAGTTTTATGAGTGAGTTAATGAATGATGCTACGTCTATAGGAGAAAAATGGTTTAAGAGTAACGTGGTGAAAACTACAGAAGAAATTGAAGATCACACTTTTATCAAAACTATTTTAACAGTTGACCCTGCTGGTATTAAAAATAAGAAAAGAGGAGATTATTTTGCTTTTGTAGTTGAAAGTTTGACAGATAATGATTTCAAATGTGTAAGAAAAGGTGAAATATTGCACTTTACTAGCTTTGAAGAATATATAAAACACATATGCGATATATTAAAAAAATTTCAAGATATAACACATATAGCTATAGAAAAGAATACATATATGGGACTAGATTTAGATAAGTTAAAAGAGTTTATTGCTAGTGATGAAGAATTAAATAATAGACAATTTGAATTTATAAACGAAATGCAAAGAAAAAATAAAGATGAAAAAATATCTACCATAGTAGATGCTGTTAACAATGGAAGAATTGTATTTGATAAAGAAAGAGTTATGAAAGAAGCTATAGAACAAATGATGGACTTCCAAGGACAACTATATACTTTACACGATGATTTCATTGATTGTGTTGCTGAAGCCAGTAATAGACTTGATACTATAGAAATTGTAGGGAAATTAGAAATACTAGATATTAGAAAACTAGGATTATAAGAAAGTAGGTAATAATTTGGATTTAAAGGAATGTTATATATGGTTGGATGGAATAAGAGAAAGAGCAGAAAAAGATAATCAAGAAGATAAAATTTTTAAATGTATTGATTTATGTAAATTGTTAATAAAAGAAAAAATAACAGGATATGCAGATGAAAGAGTAAAGCGAGGTGATTAAAGTAAATGGATATAGAGACATTGAAAAAGTGTCATGAAGATTATCAATTAAATAAAAGTAAATATGATAAAATGTATCAATATTATATAGGAGATTCTGATGCTATAAGAAAATATTCTGCTATGGAATATCAAGAATCACATAAAATGAATTTTAACTATTTAAAGAAATTTATAAAAGAAGAGGTTGCCTATTCTGTAGGCGCTCCAGTAGGTTATATAAGTAAAACAAATGATGATAATATTGTACAAGAAATAGAATATTATACATATCATTGGGACAAGAATCATGATGCACAATTAATGAAAAATATGTTACTTTACAGTACAGTATATGAGCTATATTACATTGATGCAGATGGACAGTTTAATGGTAAAGTAATAACCCCTCGAAATGGTTATGCTTATAAAGACGATTTTGGTAATATATTATATTTTCTTCATGTATACAAATTGAAATTTAATGATAAAACATACATTGATATTTATACAGATAATGAAATATTACATTTTGATGAAGAATTTAATCAAATAAGAAAAGCTGATACACATATATTTGGACAAGTACCTGTAAGTATCGGTATATTATCAGAAGAATTAGAAAAAGATACTCTTTTCAATGATGTAAAAGATATACAAGATGGGTATTCTATTATTTCTAGTGATGGTGTAAATGAAATAAGCAATACCAGACAATCTATATTGGTGGGTAAAGGATTTCAATTAACTCCAGAGCAAATAGATTTTTTAAAAAGATTTAGGTTTGCTAATTTACCAAATAATAAAGATGCAAATTTGGATTGGTTATTAAAAAATCTTAATGCTGAGTATCAAAAATTGATGTTAGAAACTTTAGAAGATAAGATGTATCAATTAAGTTTTCATATTAATAATCAAGAGAAAATGCAGAGTAATACTTCTTCATTAGCACTTAGAAGTAGGCTTATAAATCTTGAACAGAAAACTAAACTTAACAATAAGGCACTTATGAATGTAATAATTAGTAGAATTAAATTCTTATTTTTATATTTAAAAATATTAAAAAATAAGGATTATGATTATAGGAATATTGCTATTAAATTTAATAGTGTAATACCTTCTGATGATTTGATGATGAGTCAAATAATTTCTCAATTGGGTGATAAGATTAGCTTAAAGACAGGATTAAGCCAACTATCTTTTATTGAAAATGCCGATGCTGAAATTAAACAAATAAAAAATGAAAATCCAATGAGTTTAGATGAGTTGGTTGGTGATGAATAATGACTAGAGAAGAAGAATTTGTTGAAAGTTTATATAATGAGGCTAATGAGCAATTAGAAGAAGTTTATAAAGAACAAAAGAAAAATAGGGATGAATTATTACAAGAAATAGCTTTAATAATGTTAACATATACTGTTTTAGATGGTTTAATGAAACTTAAAAGAAGAGATAAAAATAAAAAATATAAAAGCTTATCTAAGTCAATTATTAATTTTGCACAAAGTCAAAAATCTACTCAAACCCGTGCCATGAATAAAATATTAAATAATACTATAAAAAACACTTTTGAATTTTATTCTTATAATGCTAATTTAAATGATGTTAAAAAAATAATAGATAGTAATTTTAAGGGAAAGTATTTTAGTAAAAGAATTTGGGAAAATGAAAAAGAAGTTGCAGAGCGATTGCAAAAGCAAGTTAAACAATTTCTTGATGGTAAGATAAATGTAAATCAAATAAAAAAGGATATTGAAAAAACATTTAATACTAATGCTTATAATGCTAAAAGATTAACTGAAACAGAAGTTAATAGATGTTCTAACGGTGCTTTTGATAGATTTTGTATTGAGACAGGAGTTAAAAAGGTAAGGTAAATGCTATTTTAGACAGTAAAACTTGTCCTAAATGTTCTCCACATCATAATAAACCATTTGATTTTAATGAAAAAATAGAATTACCTAGACATCCATTTTGTAGGTGTTTCTATGAAATAATTGAATAATTTGATTTAAGTCTTAGAAATAAGGCTTTTTTATTTTGGAAAATATTAATTGTGTCTATAGTCAAAGATTATAGGGGCAGAAAGGATGATTAAGTAATGTTAAAAAGTGAATTATTAAAATTAATAGAAAATATAGAGGATAACAGTTCGATTGATGAGGTGTTACAAGGCACAGATTTTGCAAAGTCTATGCTAAGCTTAGACAAATTTAAAGAATTAGTTGCAACTAATAAAGATTTTAAATCTTTTCTTGATAGTGAAAAAGACAAACATAGTTCTAAGTCTTTAGAAACATGGAAGGCTAACAATATTGAAAAATTAATAAATGAAGAAATAAGAAAAAGAAATCCACAAAAGGATGAAAAGGATATAGCTTTAGAAGAATTACAAAGAAAAATTGAAGCTATGGAAAAAGAAAAACAATATGAGAAATTAAAAAATGTGGCTTTAAAACAGGCTACAGAAAAGAAATTACCAAATGAATTAGTTGATTATTTTATTGGACAAAATGAGGAAACAACTATTAATAATCTAACTAAATTAGAAGAAATTTTTAATTCTAAGTTAGAAACAGTAGTGCAAGAGAGATTAAAAGGTTCTTCTTATACCCCACCAAAAGGTGGAGGAGAACCAACAACAGGTAATCCCTATGAAAAAGGTGAGAATTTTAGTTTAACTAAGCAAATGGAATTAGAAATTTCTAATCCTGAGTTAGCTAAACAATTAAGAGAACAAGCAAAATAGTCTTTCAAACTAGACTTTAAATAAGCACTAATAAAAATAAAATTTAAAAACGAAAGGAAGTTGATTATAAATGGCAGTAACAAAGTTAAAAGATATGGTGATACCAGAAAACTTTACAAAATATACAAGTGAGAGGGCTACAGAAAAAAATATATTCTTTAGAAGTGGAATAGTTGCACCTAATCCACAATTAGCAGAATTATTAGAAGTAGGGGGGAAAACAATTGTAATGCCTTTTGTGAAACCTCTTAGTGGTGATTCTGAAATTCCTAGTGAAGACGGAGATATAAGTCTTAATAATATAAATACATCTAATGATATGGCTAGAAGACAATTTAGAGTAAAAGCATGGGGTGAAAATCAATTATCTTCAATTCTAAGTGGTACTAATGTAATGGATGATATAGGAAATGCAACTGCACAGTATTGGTCTACAGAATATACAAAAATGTTGATTTCTACTTGTAAAGGTGTCTTTGCTAAACTTACAGACCATGTAAATGATATAAGTGGAAAAACAGGAAATGCGTCTTTATTTAATGCAAGTGATCCCATTAATACTAAATTTATACTCGGAGATAGTGCTGATAATATTGGGGCAATAGCAGTTAATAGTGCTGTTTATGCTTATATGTTAAAACAAGACCAAATAACAACAGTACCTTCAAGCGATGGAAAAGGAAGTATTACAGCTTATAAACCTTTAATGGCAAAAGTAATCGTTGACGATGCTATACCGTACGATAATATAACTAAGATTGGTTCTATGTATATGTATGGTAAGGGAGCATTTGGATTTGTAGAGAATAACAAAGGTATTGTTCCAGCTGAAATAGGTAGAAATAAATTAAGAGGTATGGGAGAAAACTTCTTAGTTACTAGAAAACAATTTGTATTACATCCATTAGGAGTACAATGGAACGAAGCGTCTCCATCTCCAGTATCCCCAACAAATTCAGATTTAGAAAATAAAGCTAGATACAATGCTGTAAAAGAAAAGAAAAATATATACCTAGCTGAATTTAGATTTAAAATTGCATAGTTTATAAGAGGGGGTATTCCCCTCTATTTTAATAAGAAATGTGAATATGAATAAATATTTTAAAGGTAAAAAGTAGGTGATAATTAATGACTAATGAGCAAAGAAAAGCTATCTTAGTTATTGGAAACTATCTAAACAAAGATTTAGAAGATGATTATATACTAGATAATTATGATTTAGCAGTAGATCAGTTGGTTAATAATGCTGTTAAATTAGAAAATATAAAAACTCCAGGGGTAAAATCTATGAGCGAAGGAAATCAATCAGTGAGTTTTGATAGTAATCCTTGGAGCGTAACAGATGATATTAAAGCTTTATTACCCACACCATACGTAAGGATGTGGTGACATGGGAGTTTTATTTAAAAATGCAGATATAACTATTTTTAGCAAGTTTTATGATTTTATAAATGATATAGATAAGTATCAAAGGACAGTTATAAAAGGTGTGAATTGGCAAGGTAAAAGGAATGGAACTGTTAGCGATAAAGGTTTATTACTTGCAGATAGTACGCTTATATTTATAGATAAGCTAGATAATTATGTTAGTCCTAAGAGGTTTGCTAAATTATCTTCCGAAGAAAGACCTAATTATTTTACTTTTGCTCCAGGAGATAAAATAGTTAAGAATGAGGTAGATTTTGAGATAACAGGTATAAAGCCTTATAGAATAGCTGATTTAGAAAGTGAATTTGACGATGTTATAGATATTAAATCTGTAAATATATTAACTGACCATATTGAAGTGGAGGGAGTGTAATGCCCACTACAGTTAGAGTGCAAATTGATAAGACACAAAAAATACTCCTGAAAAGATATTTAAATAAAAATGGGCAAGCACAGGTTAAATTTACTAAAGAAGTAGCTAAAGGATGTAATAACTATGTACCATTTCTTACTGGACGACTTAAAGATATGAGCGTTCAATTAAAAACAGATAAAATAATTTGGAGTGCTCCGTATGCTAAAAAGCAATACTACCTTAATAAAGGTGGCAACAGAGGAACTTTAAGGGGTAAGTATTGGGATAAAAGAATGTGGAGTGATAAAGGGGATAGAATTGTACAAACTATAGCTGAATTTGTTGGAGGGAGAAGTAAATGATAATAGATTCTTTGAGGAATTATATAAGGAAATGCCCACATCTAGATACATTTAACAATGCTATAAGGGTAAATATAAACTATTTAGAACCTAATATAGATACTTATTCCATAGAGGAAATCCCAATAGAGCCTATAGTAAAAAAGTATGTTAATGGAGATAGTATACACCAATATGCTTTTATTTTTACGTCTAGAGAACCTTATGGAGCAGACGTATTGCAAAACATTGACAACTCGGGGTTCTATGAAAAGTTTGCTGATTGGATAGAACAAAATAATAACAATGATATATTGCCAGTGTTAGAAAATAACTTAGAGCCTTTAGAAATTAAAGTTACTAGCACTGGCTATGCTTTTGCAGTAACAGAAGATACTGCACAGTTTCAAATACAATTAAAGTTAAAGTATTTTAAGAAAGGAATGATATAAATGGCAGTTAGAAAGAGAAAAATACAAGCCAATTATTTAGAAGTAGCAGGTGCATTTGAGTTACTAGGAACAGGCTTTACAGAGTTAAATGAAAGTCCTTCAGCCCAAACTACTAGTAAAAGATATATAAATCAATCAAGTGCTTCACAAAGTATTACTGGTTACGAATGGACAAGTGATTATACAGCTGATCAAATTAATAGTGAAAAAGCTATAGAATATATAAGAGAAATAGGAGAAATGCAAAAAACGGGACCAGATACTGAAGCAGATTATTTAATAGTAGATCTGGATAAACCTGCGTCAACAGAAGGAAGTTATAGAGCTAGAAAAATAAAAGTTGCTATATCGGTAGATAGTTTTGAAGATAATGACGGAGATTTAGGTATTTCTGGTTCATTTTTAGGCATAAGTGATCCAATACTAGGTACATTTGATACAACTACTAAAAAATTCACAGAAGGTTTTGCACCTAAAACAGAAGGAACAACTACAGAGGAGGATAAATAATGAAAATTAATGGAGTGGAATTAAAAGATATTGATTTTTTGGATTTAGAAGTAGCTGAAAAATACGAAAAAGCACTTAACAACGTGGAAAAAATAGCTGCAAGTTTAGAAGGTGCCACCATAACTGAAAGCATCAGAAAACAGTGCAACGCAGTGTTTGACAGTTTCAATTTAATTTTTGGAGAAGGTACAGATAAAAAGATATTCGGTAATAAAGTTAATTTACTTACTTGCTTGAAAGCATTTGAAGAGCTGGTTGAGTACGTTAATACACCAAATGAAGAAGTTAAAAGTTTTGTAAAGAAATATTCTCCAAACAGGGCGAAAAGACGTTCTAAAAAATAATGAACTTGTTAATTGATTTAGTACCAACTACAATTGAAATAGAGGATGTGGAATATGAAATAAATAGCGATTTTCGCACCTCTATTTTATTTGAGCTTTTAATGCAGGATAATGAACTGAGTGAAGAAGATAAGATTATGCAAGCTTTACAACTCTATTATCCTGTTATACCAAGTAATATTAATGAGGCAGTTGAACAGATGTTATGGTTTTATAGATGTGGAAAAGATATAATACCATCTAAAGGTACTGGAAAGGGGAAAAGTACACAAATATATAATTTTGAATATGATGATGATTATATTTATTCAGCTTTTTTAGATCAGTATAGAATAGATTTACAAGACATAGAATATCTAGATTGGTGGAAGTTTAAAGCAATGTTTAAGGCTCTTAAGGAAGATAATGAGATAGTTAAAATAATGGGATATAGAAGTATGGATTTATCAAAAATAAAAGATAAAGAAGAAAAAAATTATTATAGAAAAATGCAAGAGTTATATAAGATTCCTATAAATAAAGATGAAAAAGATAAGTTAGAAGAAATAAATAATATTCTATTAAACGGTGGAGATGTTAGTAAAGTATTGTAATATATTCCTTATGTATTGTATAATTGTGTTACATATTACATGAGGGGGAAATTTTTAATATGAAAAAGAATTTAACAATTATTTTTTTATGTGCAATTATAAGCTTAAGCCTTGTAGGGTGTGGATTTACTGAAGGAGTTAAAAAAGGTGCTGAAGATGCAACTAAAAATAGTAAAGTAACTGCTGAAACAAAAAAAGATGTTAAGAAATTTGATGTTGATTGGACAAGATGTATAGAAGATACTAAGAAGGAATTGACTAACAAAGAACATTTTAGCTATGTTAAAGATATTTATATAAAAGTAGAAGATAATAAGATAATATTTACTGCCGCTTTAGGTGATGCTACAAATGACAAAGTAGCACTTGATTTTGCAGATACAATGATAAGAAGATTTAATGCGAATGCCCAACTTCAAGATAGTTCCATAAAGAGTGGGGAGAAAAACTATTTAGGTGGCTTATACGATATTTATGATATAAGTGTTGGAGTAGCACCATTAAGTAAAACAAAAAATCAAAAAGATTGGTACGTTTTTGATGCTATTTCTAAAGGTGTACAAAGAGAACCTAAGTTACAAAAATAATATATAAAATAAACTGCACTTACATTAGTAGGTGCTTTTTTTAATGAGGTGATTAATATTGAAGAAATAAGATGTCCGTATTGTAATCAACTGCTCTTAAAAGCTGATTACATGAAAGGTGAAATAAAATGTATTAGATGTAAAAAGATAATTAAATTAGAAATTAAGCAAAGAACAGAGCCTAGAGCCACACTGTAAAGAGTAGTGAGCCGGAGCCTGTCTTTTTTATTTTATTTAAAAAGGCAGGTGAAAAAATTGGCAGATGGAAGAATTATAATTGATACTCAGATTGACAGTAAGGGTGCAGAAAACGGAATAGGTAAATTGAATAGTATAGCTTGTAAGGGCGCTAAAGTTTTTACAGGAGCGGTTGCAGCTACAGGAACAGTGTTAAGTGAATTAGGGGCTTATGCCCTTAAAGTTGGTTCTAACTTTGAAGAAGGTATGTCTAAAGTTTCAGCTATATCTGGAGCTACTGGAGAAGACCTTAAAAAGTTAACTGAAAAAGCTAAAGAAATGGGAGCTAAGACGAAATTCTCTGCAACAGAAAGTGCAGAAGCTATGCAGTATATGGCTATGGCTGGATGGAAAACTGGCGACATGTTAAATGGTATTGATGGAATAATGAACTTAGCGGCAGCATCTGGAGAAGATTTAGCACTGGTTTCCGATATTGTCACAGATGCCTTAACAGCGTTTGGAATGTCGGCTAAGGATAGTGCTCAATTTGCAGATTTATTAGCTAGTGCTGCAAGTAATTCTAATACTAATGTTAGTATGCTTGGAGAATCTTTCAAATATGTTGCTCCAGTCGCTGGTGCTTTAGGACATAGTGCTAAAGATACCGCTTTTGCTTTAGGTTTAATGGCTAATGCAGGTATAAAGAGCAGTCAATCGGGTACAGCACTTAGAGCTTCTTTAACTAATTTAGCACATCCTAGTAAGCAAATGGCTGAGGAAATGGATAGATTAGGGATATCCTTAACTGATTCTAATGGAAAAGTTAAGGAAGGAAAAGCCCTTTATGATGAATTAAGACAAAAATTTAGTGGACTAACTGATGCTCAAAAAACTCAATCAGCTGCTACTATCTTTGGTAAAGAAGCTATGTCAGGTATGCTTGCAATAATAAATGCAAGTGATGAAGATTACAAAAAACTTTACGATAGCTTAAACAATTCAGCAGGTGCTGCTGAAAATATGGCTAATGTTATGAATGATAACCTAAAAGGACAGATAACTCTTTTAAAATCTGCTTTAGAAGGTTTAGGGATACAACTCTATGAGAGTGTTAATAATCCTATGAAAGATATAGTTAAAACTGCAAATGAAATGGTACAACAACTTTCAAATGCATTTGAAAATGGAGGAATAACAACATTAGTTGCTGTATTAGGCAATATATTTTCACAGATAATTGTTAATATTACTGCTAGTTTACCTAAGATTATCGATTTAGCAGTGCAAGTAATCCAAAGTTTTATAACAGGTATACAAAATAACTTACCATTAATAGTATCTTCCGCAATGCAAATAGTCCAAAGTCTTATAACTGGATTTATAACAGTATTTCCACAAATTATTCAATTAGGATTGCAGTTAATTGCAGAGTTAGGAAATGGCATAAATCAGGCGCTACCAAGTCTTATACCAACAATTATTAATGTTATTATAAGTATAGGAAATACGATTATTCAAAATTTACCTACCATAATACAAGCAGGATTACAGTTAATTGTTCAGCTGGGAACTGGTATAGCACAAGCAATACCAACACTTTTACCACAAATTATAAATGTTGTAATTGGAATATGTAATATGATTATTCAAAATTTGCCTACTATAATACAAGTAGGATTGCAAATTATAGTAGCTTTGGCACAAGGATTAGCTGATAATTTACCAACATTAATAGAGAATGTACCAAGAATAATTAATAGTTTTACAGATGCGTTATTTGGACAATTACCTCAAATAATTATTGCAGGTGTAAAAATTATTTTAGCTTTAATAAAGGGGTTAATTCAATCTATACCCACTATTATATCTAATATGCCACAGATAATAATGGCAATTGTAAACGCAGTATCTTTATATAATTGGTGGCAACTTGGAAGTAGTGTAATAACCAAATTGAAGAATGGATTGATATCAATGAAAGGCAATATAGGAACAACGGCAGCTAATATTGCAACTTCAATTGGAAACAAAATAACTAATATATTTAAAGGTGGTCTTAGTTGGGGTAAAAATTTAATGTCAAGTATAGGACAGGGATTTTCTTCAATGATAGGCTTCTTAGGAAGTTCTGCTAAAAATGTTGCATTAAATGCATTAAATGCTATTAAATCTGCTTTTAGCGGAGGAGTTAACATTGGTAAAAACTTAATTCAGGGAATTTGGAATGGTATTTCTAATATGAAACAATGGATTTTAGACAAAATAGGGGGATATGCAGGAAGTATAATAAGTGGAATTAAAGGTGCTTTTGGAATACACTCACCATCACGTGTAATGAGAGATTTAATAGGTAAAAACTTAGTGAGAGGTATTGGAGTTGGTGTAGACGTAGAGACTCCAAAAGTGACTAAAGATATTTTAGATAATATGGATACTATAACTGCTAAAATGACTGCGGCTGTATACCAAGAACAGGCTAGAACATCAAGAGCAATGACTGCAGGTAGCAGGACTATAAATAATACTAGAACTATAAATAATAATGACAACGGAGTAACTCAAATTAATAATTTTAATCAACCAGTTAAATCTCCATCTGAAACCGCTAGAGCACTTAAAAGAGCTGGGAGGGATTTAGCGTTTGGATATTAAATTAACACTTAAAAGTAATAATAAAATATTAGAAATAGCTAAAGATTATAAACTTTTCGATATAGAAGGTATAGAAACGGCAGAGTTTGAATTAAATATAGTTAATAATGCACATTTAGATGGTTCTTCTGTAATTAGTAAAAGAATACAAAAAAGACCAATATCTATAAGTGTAGATTATAAGGGAGAGAATAAAGAGATTGAACGTCAAAAGTTAATCTCTTTTTTTAATCCTAAAAACATAGGTGTTTTGATAGTGGAATATGGAGATGTTAAAAGGTCAATAGAGTATGAAATAGAAAATTTTAAATCTAAACTTACTAACGTTTATGATGACTTATCTTTCACAGTAGATTTAATTTGTCCTAATCCATTTTGGACAAATGTAGAGCTTAATAAAAAACAAATAGCATTATGGAAAGGTGATTTTCATTTCCCTTTAGTGATTCCAATTAATAAGGATATTACGATGGGGCATAGAGAACCTTCCTTAATAGTTAATGTGCTAAATAATGGACAGGTTAAAACAGGGATGATAATAGAATTTTTTGCAAGAGGTACTTTAAGTAATCCAAGTCTATTCAATGTTAATACTAGAGAATTTATAAAAATAAATAAAGGAATGGTTGCAGGAGAAAAATTTATAATAAACACTAATTATAGTAAGAAAAAAATATTACAAGAGCTTAATGGTGTTACAGCAGATATATTAAATTATTTAGACATTGTAGGTGGAGGAGATACCTTCCTACAACTAGATGTTGGAGATAATTTATTCCGTTACAATGCAGATAGTAATTTGGATAATTTAGAAGTTAATATATATTTTAGTCCACAATATTTGGGGGTGTAGTTTATGGAGTTATATATATTTGACAGGAATTTAGAATTAATAGGTATATTAGATACTTTTATCTCTTTAAGGTGGATTAGAAGGTATAGTAAAACAGGAGAATTTGAATTACATTGTGCTTTAGATTCTAATATCTTAGAATTGTTAAAAAGAGACAATGTTATTTATAAAAAAGATGATGCTGAAGCTGGATATATAGAAACAAGGCAATTAAAAATAGAAGAAGATAGACAAGAATATCTAGAAGTTAAAGGTAAGTTTTTAACCAATTATTTAGATAGGCGTATTAGTTGGGATAGGGTTAATTTTTCTGGAAAGACAGAAGAATTAATGAGGAAACTAGTTAGTGATAATGCTATTAATCCAATTAATATAAATAGAAAAATTCCAAAATTAATTTTAGGGAATTTAAAAGGATTTACAGAAAATATTAAATATCCAAACAGCTTTGGAAATATATTAGAGCAATTAGAAAATATAAGTAATACGAATAACTTAGGATATAGAAATATATTAGATATAAAAAATAGATTAATTAAATTTGATGTATATAAAGGTGTTGATAGAATCTTAAATAATGGGACTATAGCACCTTGTATTTTTAGTAGAGATTTTGAAAATATATTAGAACAAGAATACACAGATAGTTTAAATAATTATAGAAATACAACACTGATAGCTGGTGCTGGAGAAGGTAAAGATAGAAAAATAACATCTATAGAAGAAGGCGCTGGACTTGATAGATATGAATTATATGTAGATGCTAGAGATATACAAGATACAGAAACTGTTACAGTTACAGTAACTGATTATGATGAAGAAGGTAATGTTACAGGTAGTCATGAAGAAGATCAAGAAGTTGAAATTCCTTGGGAGAGGTATAGACCTCTATTGATACAAAGAGGTAAGGAAAAACTAGAAGAGTGCCAAGAAGTCCAAACCTTTGATTCTAAAATAAATATATTGGGTAATAACAAATATAAAAAAGATTATGATCTAGGAGACATAGTAACTGTGGTAGATAAGAATTGGGGAATAAGAATAGATACAAGAATAACAGAAATAGAAGAAGTATATGAGGAAAAAGGGTTAGAAGTTAATGTAGTGTTTGGAAATAACATTCCTACAATTATAGATAAAATTAAACAGGTGGTGAGGTGATAATATTATGATAAAAAGTTTTCCTTTTAATGCTGTTTATGATGCTAATGGCGTTCCAGATAGGGCATATTTGGCAGAAGATTTCGCTCGATACTTTGCTAAATTTATAGGAACTGGAGTATATCCTAATCCAGCAACGGGTTTGCAAGTGGTTGCTTTAGACAATAACATGCAGATAAGAATAAAAAAAGGGGATGCATATATACTTGGTAGAGATTTTGAAAATACAGATGATTATATTATACAGTTAGATGTAGCAGATGGTGTGCTTAGTAGAATAGACAGAGTGGTATTAAGATTAGACTATCTTGATAGAAAAATTAAGCCTGTAGTTAAGAAAGGACAATTTGCAAGTTCTCCATCTGCCCCAGCACTCCAACGTGATGCTGACGCTTACGAAATAGCTTTAGCAGATGTATATGTAAAGAATGGTGTTATAAGTATAATGCAAAGCAATATTACAGATTTAAGACTTAGCAAAGAGCTTTGTGGGATAGTACATGGTGTTATTCAGCAAGCTGATACTACAGAAATTTTCCGTCAGTTTCAAGCATGGTTCAATGAGCAAAAAAATGTACATGAAGGGGACTTTGAAAAATGGGTAAATGAATTTAAAATTGCTACTGGTAAAAAATTTACTGATTGGGTTGATGATTTAAAAAATTCGCTAGACCCAAATGAAGATATTGCAGCAAAACTACAAATGCAAATATCGGAAAATAAGTTACAATTGGATGAAATGGCGACGCTAAAAGATAAAAATACAAATATAAAATATAAATTAGTTGTCATTAATGGAGAGCCATTTTTAGAGGTGGTAGAAGTATGAGTTTACAAATAGGAGATTTAATTCCATTACAAGGTTTAACAAAAGAAGATAAAAAGAAACTTGTGGATATTGTAAATAAAGCAGAAGCTAATCAATCTACTATTAAAGCTAATATAATTAATTCTTTAAATAATAAACTAAAAACTAAACTAAAAACTGATAGTTCTTGGATAGATATACAAAATGTTATTAATTCAACAACTGTTGTTAATCATGCAAAAGGAATGTTTTATGGTAGTTCTCCATATGATATGGATATTAATTTCAAACCTAATGTTATAATTTTAAAAAACAATACTAGTGGTAATATAGATAAATGGTGTTACCCAGAAGATACATTTGAGCATTACAATACAATAAGAATTGATAGATACGATAATTATACTCGATTAGCATATAGATATGCTAATGGAGGATCAATAAATCTAGATGGCTATTCATGGGAGGTATGGGAATAATAATGTTAGATAATACAGCAAAAATAAGTGAAATAATAACAGCACTTGAAAATATGCAGGGCTTAAATCAAAAGGTAGATTTAAAAAGTGCTTTAATTGCAAAAGGAATAAATGCTTCAGAATCAGATGGAGTAGCCAATTTAATTGCTAAATTAAATAGTGCTAATTTGGTGTTGAATGGTAAAAGATTTATAACAGGTAAAATTTTCACGTCAGAATTTAGAGATAGGAATTATAATGAATCTTATACAGAATATACGAAAACTATAAATATTCCTTTCAAAATAGGATTATTTGTTGTAGATTTTAAACCTTTTGTATATCCTGCTCATGATACACATCTTATAAAAATACAAGATGGATTTATAAATGATGAATTTCATCATTTAAGTTTAGGTGCTTCTACTAAAGGTGCTTTGAATATCCATGCAGGAGCAAAAATTGAAGACTATACTGTAGATTTAGATGGGTCTATATATGGCTTTCCTAAAAATGAGTATATTAACTGGATAGCTGTAGAAAAATAAAAAAGAGGTGAAGTTGTGTTTGGTTATAGAATAATTTTTGATAAACAAAGTGGTATTGTAATAAATGATTATATAAATGCAGAAGGTTATGTTCCGATATCGCATAGGCCAAAAGAAATAGATTTTTTAGATTTACCTTACGATTATAATCAAAATAATTTTAAAGAAGCTATAGAGTATCATATAGATGTAACAAAAGATAAAGAAACTACAGATTTAAAAGATTTAATAGTGATAACTAAATATAAAAAACATATAGAAACAGAAGAAGAAAAATTAAAAAATGAACTGCTAAAAACACAAGCTGAAGTGGTTGATTTAAAATATAAAGAAGTATTACATAATAAAAATTTAAATGAAAAGGAAGGTAAATAATATGATATTATATGATTTATTAAAAAATTTGATTGATAATAATTACTATGAAAAAAAGGATATGAATAATAAACTAAATGTATTTTATACTTTTAATCAGATTGCTATAGAACAGTATAGCGAGTTAATGGCTAAAGTTAATCCAGCTGCAAAAGAAGATGCAGGAAATCAAGAATTAAACGTAGAAGATACTATAGAAAAAGTTGTTACGCAATAGTGAAAAATTAAATATTTTTAGGAGTTCACCAAACAGAAAAGTAAAGCAAATTAATCTTAAGAATAAAACAAGGGATGAGGAAGGTGAAGAATAATGTTTTATGAGGATAACATAAATTTAGATAATTACTTTTTTGAAGCTGACGGATTGGGCAATATAAATGTTTATAAAGTTGATACAATGGAGTATGTAGACTTTATTCATGTAAGCTATAGATATGACCGATATGAGTTTTTAGATAATTGTAAAGAATGGATACGTAAAAAAAATGAGAAGCTTTACATCTAAGTTTTTTTAAAAAATAGTTGTATCACAGTATTCTTAATAAAGCGACGCAAATTTAATTTTACGTCGCTTTTGATAATCAGTGTGTCCTTATTGTTCTAGTAGAAAAGTTAAGAAAGAAAATATAGCAGACAATTTAAAAGAATGTATGAGTGGGAGAAGTTATAAGAGAATTAAAGGTGCTTTAAAACAAAAATAGTTAAATACACTCATTTTTCAGTATATTTTTATTTGAAAATTAATTATATATTGGATAAAAATATAATAAAATATCAAAATATGGTATAATATAGACAAAAAGGATTAAAGGGGAGTAATTATTATGCCATGCAAAAAAAGTTTAGATAAATTAAAGGAAACATTAACTAAGGATTCTTATGAATTAAATTTATTTCTACAAACAGATGAGAATATATATTCCTTTAGAAATGATTTAACAAAAGATCAAAGAGAGGAATTTATAAATCCAATCATTAATTTTATAAAAGACAAAAATATTTGTAAATATGATTCTTTAGATAGGAAAGCTGAAACAATATATTATATTTTAAAAGAAATGGATGAATTTAAATCTTTAGAACTTATCTTAAGTCTTCATAATCAAATTAAATCAGGTGATTGTGAAACTGCAAGTATAAAAACAATTGAAAATGAAAAAATAAAATTAGCTATATTTAAAAAAGGTGATTTTTTATTATTGTATAGATATAATGCAAGTAGTATTTTAAAACAAGGAATAGCAGCAAGGTTTTTTCCAGAAAAAGCAGTGGTAGAAAAACAGAATAACAATTTATTGATTTTATCTAAAACGATTCCTGACATAATAGTCGATACAGAAAATAATGATGCATTTATATTAAATATGACTCAAGCTGAATATATATTAAATATAATGAAATTATTTAAAGGCACATTAAATGTAGTTGCTACAAATTTAAAAGAATTTCAATTGATGGATATTGAAGGTATAGATAGATTTATCCAATTGGTTTCTGAGAAAAATGGCTATATTAGAAAGCTTCACAAAATTCAAACCACAGAATCATATAAACATTTAAAAACAAATAAAAATGTAGTCCCATCGGTTTTAGAAAAATATAATTTAAATGTAGAGTTTGACGAAAAAGAGGGAGAAATCATATTTAATGAAGATACTGATATTACTGATGTATTACATTTGTTAGCTGATGATTATGTTAAAAGATATATTAGTAAAACAGATGATATAGTAGAGTAGGAGTGTGAAAAAGTGAATAAGGGAGGTTATATAGATGATTCCTAAATTAGCACTTTCAATAACAGGCTTTATACCATTGTATGTACTTATGATATTCATGTACATATATTCTTATTTATATCAAGATATAAGCCATATTATTAAAAAATATATATTAATAGCTATAGGTATAATATTTTTTATTAATACTATATGTATAATTATTGTATTATTTTATATAAAAAGCAAAGAAAATCTTGTTATATGTGAAAATACAATACGATTTTCAAATATAAAAGAAAATAAAAAAGCTCATGTTGATTACATGATGACATATTTATTACCTTTGTTAATATTTAATATTGATAGTATAGATGGTTTTAATATTTTATATACTAATTTATTAATAGGATTTTTTATATATATGAATGCAAGGGGCGAAAATTTTAGTTTAAATATAGTGCTGGGGCTAAGAGGTTATAGAATTTATACTGGTAATAATATTAATGGTGAAGAAAAAGTATTGCTAATTAAGAAAAAGAAGTTTTCAAATATAAAGGCAAATAATTCTAAATATGAATTTGTAAAATTAGCTGGGAGTAAGGATATTTATTTATGTAAAAAGTATATATAATCAAGAATCTAGTAATGATATAATGCTAGGTTCTTTTGCTATTTTAAATATGAAAAATAATAAATCTAAAAAATATATATAGCAACATAATAAAATAATTTTATAAAGGCAAAGTAAGGACTATTAATATGTAGTCTTTTTTATTTTGCTGAAATTAAGATTTAAAAGCATTTTTAATGTCTTTTTTTATTTTTACTAATATAATTACATAAATTTAATTATATTAACTAAATTTAAAGTAAACCAAAAGATAATAAAGAAAGGATGTGTATTCTATGGAACAGGAAATGATGAAATATATGATAAGCCAAGGAGCTTTTGCGGTATTATTTTGCTACCTATTATATTTTGTACTTAAAACTTCAAAGGAAAGAGAAGAAAAAATGCAAAGTACAATTGATAAAAACCAAGAAGTTATTGGTGATTTAGCTAGAAAATTTGATGTGCTTGAAGATGTTAAAAAAAGCGTAGATAAGATAGAGAATAAATTGGAGGGATAGTATGGATAGAGCATTAAGAAAAATAACAAGTGCCAGGTGGTTAATAGCAGTAATAATGACTATAGTATTTGCTATATTAGCAATTAGAAATATTCTAAATACAGAATTTATCACTATTTATACTATGGTTATAGCATTTTATTTTAGTAAGGATAGAAAGGAAGTAGGTAATTAATGAAGATAGGAATAGACTGTGGGCATACATTAAGTGGTGCTGATTATGGAGCAGTAGGAATAAAAGCAGAATCTAATTTAACTAGAGAGGTAGGCACTAGAGTAATAAGTAAATTACAAGCATTAGGGCATACAGTTATTAAGTGTTATAAGGATAGTTGTTCAAGCTTAAATGATAGTTTAAGTTACAGAACTAATACAGCTAATAACAACAATGTAGATTTATATGTATCTATTCATTTTAATTGCTATAATGGTAGTGCTTATGGTACAGAAGTATTCACATATGGAGGGAAAAAATTACAACAAGCTAGAGCAGTATTAAATAATATTTGTGCCTTAGGATATACAAGTAGGGGGTTAAAAGATGGTTCTGGTCTTTATGTATTAAAGCATACAAAAGCTAAAGCCATGCTAATAGAATGTTGTTTCTGCGATAATGCAGGAGATATAAATAGATATAATGCTGAAAATATGGCTAATGCTATAGTTAAAGGACTGGTAGGGAAAACTACAAGCAATAGCACACCAAGCGAACCAACGAATAATAATAATAGTTGGATTAATTTAGATGGAAAAACAGGTACTATATGTACCCCAAGCGGTGTAAATATTAGAGAAAAGAAATCTACATCTAGTAGAATATTAGGTGCTTTACCTAATGGATCAAAAGTGCAATTATACTGTAAAGAAGGAGATTGGATACACATCTATTATCCTCCGCATGGGGGTTATGTCTATGGGAAATATATAAGATATTAATTTTAAAGATACTTCTATTATGGGAGTACCTTTTATTTTTCCAACCTACTTTAATTTTAAAACCTATCTTAGTCATTGCTATGCAAGGGCTTAAGGTAGATTTTTTATATAGATTTGAAAATATTACAATCGGTTGGGAAATTTCTCAGAGAACCTTGTAAAATCAATAGTTATATGTTATTCTTTAAAAATAAGGAATGGCTATTTTACTATGGTTGAACATTAACATAAGATGTATTTAAATTACAGTTAACTATTCTTTCCCATCTTAATATTAAGTTGAATATTAACATGAGATGTATTTAAATTATCTAAGTTTTTCATACGCACATTAAAATCAGCTTGGTTGAACATTAACATGAGATGTATTTAAATTTGTTTGAGGTACTAATCTTACTTTGGAGTTTTCTGATTGAACATTAACATTAACATTAGATGTATTTAAATATATCTGTCATGGAAGTTAAAACTTTTATGTTCCTGTTAAACAATAACATAAGATGTATTATTAAAAATGGTAGTTGTAGCTTAAGCTATAGCTATCATTTTTAATTTTTTGATAAAAATTTTAAAAAAATCAGTAATTTATTAATAAAAATTTAAAATAATCATTCAAATTCAATTTGAAGACATATTAAAGTGTATAAAAAAGTAAAAAAATGTAGGATAAAAAAAGAAGGAATTCAATTAATTGTAAAGAATATAGATATTATGGCAAAAATATAAAATAAATAGACAAATAGGAGGAAGCAACATGAAAAAAAAGACAACCATATTAAGTATCTTTCTAGCTGCATTTATGGCTTTATTATTAAATGTAGGTAATGTTAAAGCTGCAGCAACTGGACAAGATATAGTAAACTATGCTAAACAATTTCAAGGAACACCATATGTTTGGGGTGGCACAACTCCAGCAGGATTTGATTGTTCAGGCTTTGTACAATATGTGTATAGAAATGCCGCAGGTATAGAATTACCGAGAGATACATATGGTCAGATTACAAAAGGTACTTCAGTATCACAAAGTAATTTACAACCAGGTGATTTAGTATTTCCACATACAGGTCATGTAGGTATATATGTTGGAAATGGGCAAATGATACATTCACCGCAAACAAATGATGTAGTTAAAATTTCGCCTATAGGGAAGTTTTACGCAGGTAGAAGAATTATAAATAAACAACAACCTTATGTTAAAATAGATGGTTGGGGGGCATTACCTCATAATGGAACTTCAGCAATGAACTTAATAATAAAAGACTACTCTGATGATGTAGCTAGAGTTTTTGCATGGGTTGATAATGACTCAAATTCATCATGGGCATTTGAAAAAGTTCCGGAAAATAGTAATTATACAAAATTATATAAAGGAACAAATAAGTATATAAATGTTAGAAATGGTGGACAACCTTTCACACCAGGCGGAAATTATAAAATAACAGTTAAAGGATATGATAATAACAGAAAGGTTATATGTACAGACACTATAAGCTTAAAAGTACCAAATACAATAACAAATTCATCAGCTAAACCGGTTTTATCAGGTTCATTTACTGTAACAGCACCAACAGTATCAAGGGAATATCCAAGATCAAATGCTTCAGTAACTAGAAATTTAAAACAAAGTGATAAAGTAGATGTATATGCTGTGTATGGAGATTGGTATTTAGTTGCAAGAGGAACACCTCAATGGGTAGAAAAACAATATTTAACAAGATAGATAATTCTGAAGCAGTCCTTAATCGGACTGCTTATTTCTTATGATTCAAAGGAGTTTTTTAACATTTATAGAATATTAAATATAACGTCTTACCAATAAGCCAAACATAAACCTCCGTATTTAAACAAAAAGAATCCCAATAAATAGGGTTCTTTTTGTATGGAATTTTATATATTGGTGTTGTGTTTTGATAGTACCACTTTTGTATTATTTTATTGAAAAACAATGTAAAATGTATGAATTTTTGGTAAAAATTATAAAGGAAAAACTATATAAATGTAGAAATTATATAATAAGAATCTGTTAAGTTAAAATGATTTAACAGATAAAATAATATAAAGGGGGATGACTAAATGAAAAAAATTGTAATTGGTCTTTTAACAGCATTGATACTTGGGGTAAATGTGTCTAGTGCCTATGCAGCAGAGGCTTGCCCAAGATGTGGTGCTACGGTTGGGCGAGGAGAAAATCATAAATGTTGCGATTATTTAGGTCATGATTTTAAGCCATTTCATGATTTCCATGGCAAACTAGTGTGTATCGCGTGTCGCAATTGTGGTTATACCATACCATATGATAATTGATTTTAATAACGATTACTAGATAAAAGAAAAAAGATTATTTTTTTATTATTCAAAGGAATTTTTTACATTTGTAGAATACTAAATATAAGATTTTCTATAAGGTATTGACCTTCTCCAAAATACAAAAGAACCCCAATAAAAGGGGTTCTTTTTGTGTGAATCTAATATAGGTCGGTGATGCGTCTTGGTTTATTTTTATTATATCCAGATGTAGATATTCTAATCAAGACTTTTATAGTTAGTTAAAAATTGATGTTTTATTTACAAATATTACATTTTTGTTATAATTAAACTATATTAACAAGAGGAGGGATTAAGGACATGAAAAAGAATTTTAAATTAATAATAGGTGGACTTATTATATTTATTGTAGGGTATTTTATAGGTGATACTACAGCAATTGGTAGAGTTAATAAACAAATTGGTCAAAGTGTGGATAAACAAGTTTCTAGTACAAAAGAGGAAGTAAAAGAAGAAAAGAAGGATGTAAAGTTTGGCGAACAATCTTCTGTAGGAAATTTAGGGGTTAAAATTTTAGAAGCTAAAGAAAATGGTGCTATTAGCAATGAATCTGGGAAGTCAACACCAAGTGGAAAATTTATAGTAATAAAACTAGATATAAAAAATAATGGCGAAGAAGCTACAGGATATGAACCACATGAATTTAAATTAAATGATGGGAAAAAAACATATGAAGTTGATGATAATTCTTTTGAAGCATTAGGGCATCTAAATAGTCAAGAATCTATTTTTAGAGAAAATAAAAATTTTATAGGGTCTTATGATAAAATTAATGCAGGAATAAACAAGAATACTTTCTTAGTATTCGATATACCTAAAGATGTTAAGATTGATAATCTAAAATTAATAACAGAGCATAATAAAGGAATACAATTTAATCTTAAATAA